CACTCATCGTTGTCAAGATCCTCTGGTTCTATTTCAATCTCACAGTCACCGTTGCAGTTCCAGCAAGTGTCTTTGTATTCTTCTTCGTAGCCTACATCGACATCAAAACCTTGCCTAATAAACCTAGTGTAAGTCAGAGTGCCATGACCGTAGCACTCTGGGCATTCAATAAGGGATGTAGTCATCAACATCTGGTATGTCATGGTTATCCTCCCAAGCTTTGGTTGCACGTTGCAAAAACTTCTCACGATTAAAACGTGGGTTAGTTTTCTCTAGCTCATCAGCTATTGAGTGTAGGTGAGAGGGCCAACCTACCATTGGCCCAATCGTATCTGCAATAAATTCATAATGTTGTTTACTCATTCGCATGTTAAATCCTACTCTACAAAGTTAGCTGTTGATCTGTCCCAGCCTTTTATTTCATATAATTCTTTATCTACTTTTCCGCTTTTTAATGGCAGACTTTCTATGAACTTATTCCAAGACAAAACAATAAGCCTTTGCTTAGTTACTGTTGTCATCTTCTTAAGTCGGTGAGCATCTTTGTTAATCAACTCTCTAACAAAATAAATAGGATCATTCTCATAGTTAATTTGCCCGTCTTTCCAAGAGCGAATAAACTGGTTAGCAACTTCTTCAGAGTGAGTAACCTTACCAATATAATGAATAGCAGAAAGTAATGAGTCACATTTCGGGAACGTGCTTTTTACAAAAGAAACGCTATCAATTAAAAGAGGATGTGCATCTAACACTTTATCTAATTGTGCTGATGTTATTCCACTATTCTTAGGATGCTTTTTAGCAATTAAACAACTATGCGTTACGGCTGATGCTAATGTAGTGTAATTAGTATAGCCGCGAAGCTTAAGCCTATCACCATATGTTCTGGTTCTCCCGCTATCTATGGTACTCATAACTTTTTCGTCTAAACCTTCAACAAGTATAGTCCAAAAAGATAGGTTAGTTTGAACAGAAGCTGTTAATCTTTGCTGTCCATCAAGCAGTATTTCATTATCTGATATACAAATTGTATGCCCGTTATAATTAAAGTCACCGTTAATCATATCTCTCGCATACTGAGCAACCTTTCGCTTGTTTACTTTTCTGTTCTTAATGTTTTTATTAAGCAAATCTGCTGCTATTTCTGGTGTTATTAGAGTTAGCTGATAGTTAATATTTGGCCTGAAGTTAGTCATGGTGGTTCTCCTTATACCATATCGTTCCATTGTTTTGATTTCATTGCGCTAGCAATCTGTAGTTCACGATTGTACTTGGCAATCTCTGGCTTACGCAGATCTTGTGTGTGCGTAGCCCAGTAAGTAAGGCAGTTGTATAGCGCCCACTTGTTAGAGCCGAGGCTGCTGCGCTCGTCGTTCCAAATACTTAGCAAGTTTTCTAGTTGCTTTTCGTTGGTCTTGGTGACTGACTGCTGGCGTGTAAATGCTTTGCAGACAGTCTTTTTAAAGAAGTCTTCGATCTGTGGTTGCTCTAGCTTGGTTTGCATCCAGCTTTGCCAAACATCTTTGCGTGATTTGAAATGCTCAAGGCCATTGATTACCTTGGCTGCTGCACCTTCGACGTTGATTGATGCAGTGTGCTTGTATCTACTACGCGCCACTGTGTCTGGTGTGGTGCAACCATTAAGACACCATAGCCGTAAGCCATTGGCTTGCTGAGAGAAAGACCAAGACGCATCGTAGCTATTGAAGAAGCTAACTCGGAACTTAACGTAGTCACCGACTGCTGGTTCAACAGTAAGATTATTAAATAATATCTCACCTCTTAGCTTGCGTCCGTCTTCAAGCACATCGACGCTTACTTCATAATCGTCTGATAGATCTGCTGACTTTACTCCGTCGAGAACTGAGTTGACTACATCATCGTGCGATACAATCTTGTAGCGTGATCCGTGTACGCCCAACACCTGATCGGTATCGGTACGCACAACAGCTTGATGACCAGCAATGATATTGCCAAGCTGGTCGTGAATTGGTTGTTGTTCAACTGGAAAGTTGAAGTCGTTCATTGAGAAATGTTTCATGCTGCGGCCTCCCTGTCATCGCGCAATGGATTGTAGTTAAAGGTTAATGCGTTGCGATCATCTGCAAACAAAGTAATGAAAGCTTGATCGCCTTTGTTGTTAGTCAGCGTTAGCTTTCTAGTCACAAAGGATTCATTGATAGTTTCATCTATTAAGATGTTGGTAATGTCGTGAAAGCACATGGTTGAATACATGCTGGTTCTCCTTACGGGTCTATAGTTATAGTTGCATTGTTGATTTGCTCATGAATTAAATCAATAAGCTCATCTGTATGATCAGATATATTCCACTCTTGCGGGCTTTGCTGATGCAGTTCTTCGCGCACTACTTCACGAATGTATTGCACAATGAGTGTGTTTAATTGGGTTGAATTAAGTTCCATGTTAGTTCTCCTTGGTTTATGTCCTGCATTATTGCAGTAACAATAGTTAAAGTCATTAGTTACCTTACGTCACTTTGGTTTTCGTTTTGGTTTTACTTGCGGCACTTCGTGCTTGTGAATGACGCACTGCACTTCACCATGAGCAAGTGAAGGATTCGTTTTTAAAAACTGATCGCATTCTTCTGGCGTAGAAAATGCCACGAATGCAATCCAAACTGTCTTGAGCATTTTGCCTCCTAAGTTAGCAGTGATAAACATAAAAACAGTGCCGCGAAGAGCGACACTGCTGCAATAAGATCAAGTAGTAACGGGGGCACTAGGCCACCCGCTTTCTAAGATCGTTGAAGTTACGCGCCTTGGGGGCTGCGGTTGGGCGTGAATTGGGAAGCCATGTTTCACCGCATGTGATGTGCTTATAGACCTCAAGGTCAGCGTCATGACGTGTCTGTAACTCGTCAAGTTCTGGGCAGAGACGGTCGATCCAGCGTTGAGTGCGCTCAATGTCACTGATGTTCTTAGCTTCGACTGCTGTATCGTAATCACCGAGTGCATCAGCAATTTGCTTGCGCTTGAAGTTCAAGCTGTTGTGTGAGGTATAGCAAGCATCTCGTGCTAGTCCGACAAGAAACTTGTCGTTGATAGCGGTGCCACCTGTTTTGGCATCAGGGTTAGAGATGTCGTGGTTATGATAGTTAATAACCTCTAGTTTAAGTTTTGCGAGTTGAGATAATGTCTTAGTCATTTGCTAGTTCTCCTGTGTGTGTCGCGAGGACCACCCTCGCGATGACAGACAAATGGCACAGACTGAAACGCCAAAGGCGCTTGCAGTTCGCAAGGAGCAAAGCGAAGCGTACCTTGCGAACTGTTGAAGGCTGATGACATGAAGGATGGCAAGCGAGGTGGCCGCAGAGACACAAGGAGAACGGCGCTATGACGCATTATCTTACGAGCAAAACTGATACTAGCCTTGTAGTATGTAATAGTCTGTCAACTGGTGAAATGCAGTGTGACGTAGGGTAATTAGTATAGTTACGTAACGTCACTATTGACAACCACATAGGAAATAGTGTTAGCGTGGGGGGAGAGAGGGAGAGGGGGGCTAGCGAATGAGAAATAAGCCCCAATGTATAAACAATCCTTCTTAATCATAGCTTGCTGAGTTTAGCTAAACACAGACGACAGCAGTTAGCTAAATGTTAGTCGTCAGCTTAGAAGAAAGGATTGTAGTGTGGTTCCCGCTAGGAAATTGACAGACAAACAAGAAGCCTTAGTGGATACACTCGTAGCTGAAGGGTGTAGTATAGCTAAAGCCGCTGAGCTAGCTGGGTATGCTGCTGGTGAGTCTGGAAGAGTAAGCGCACACAGAGCGCTCAAAGCTCCACACGTGCAGCAATACATGCAGATGAGAATGAATGAGGTGTTTGGGCTTAGTGCTACTAGCGCTCTAGCTACAGTACGCCGTTTGTCTAGTGGTGCTAAGTCTGAGTACGTTCAGCTAGAAGCGAGTAAGGATTTGTTGGATCGTGCTGGCTATAAACCTATCGATAGAAGTCAGGTACAGGTGGCTGGTGACATCAAGGTCAGTATTGATCTAGGTTAATTTGTTCTTAGCTGTGCTGTGGCAGTGGGGGTAGGGGGAAAAACCTAGCAGCTAGTTACTGTAATAGTCCCTTCCTCACATTATCAGCCCTAAAGGTTTGTGCATTGTCAGTTATATTTTTTTTAGTGTAGGGGTATTTTATGAGTAGGTATGAGAAGAAGCCTGAGGCGCAACCGCCTAGATCGGATACGAGTGTTGCTAAGGCTGCATTGAAGAGTGTTGGATATGGTCGCTAAGAAGTATCAGAATCCTGAAGGTGGTTTGAATGCTGCTGGTCGCAGGTATTTCAAGCGGAAGGAGGGTGCTAATTTGCAAGCTCCTGTTAAGAGGACGCCTTCTAAGGAGAGCAAGGACTTTGGTCGGAAGGTTTCGTTTGCTGCTCGGTTTGCTGGGATGAAGGGTCCAATGAAGGATGAGAAGGGTCGTCCTACTCGGAAGGCTTTGGCTTTAAAGAAGTGGGGTTTTGGCAGTGTTGAGGCTGCTAGGAATTTTGCAAGGAGGCATAAGAAAAGCTGATGTGTTTTGGTGGTGGAAAAAGCAGGAGTGCTGAGGAGATTTACGAAGAGAGGAAGCCAGAGGAAAAGCCTTTGCCTTCTTTGAGTATGAAGCCTGTTGAGCGCGGTGATCAGAAGTTAGAGGATGTTCCTTATCGTCGGAAGGGAACGCAGCGCAGAACTTTATTAGGAGGTTATTAATGCCTAAAGGTAAGGGAACTTATGGATCTAAGGTTGGGCGTCCTTCTAAGCAGAAGCCAAAGAAGAAGTGATGGATAGGCAGAATCGTGATCGGTACGACAAGTTAAGTCGTGAGCTTGATAAGGTTGAGGCTAAGAATAGTAACACGCTTTTAAAGAAGTTTAAGCGCAAGATAGAGGGTCTTTACAAGAGTGAGGACCGAATGCAGAATGAGCGTGAGATGGCTGCGCGTGGACAGCGTACATTGAGTGGTCGTCATTATTCTTTGCTAAAGCGAGTTGAAGAATTAGAAGAGTATATGAATAAGGATTAGTTATGGCGGTTAATGAAGCTGGTAACTATACAAAGCCTAAAATGCGGAAGTCTTTGTTCAACAGAATAAAGGCTGCTAATGTTCAAGGTACTGCTGCTGGCAAATGGTCGGCGAGGAAAGCGCAACTCTTAGCAAAGCGGTATAAGGCTGCTGGTGGGGGATACAAGTGAGAGCGCCTCAGAAGTCATTAATAAATTGGGGCAAGCAGAAGTGGCGCACCAAGTCTGGCAAGAAGTCTAGTGAGACTGGTGAGCGTTATCTTCCTTCTAAGGCTATTGCTGCTCTTAGTGATTCTGAATATGCAGCTACAACCGCAGCTAAACGAAAGGGTAAGGCAGCAGGTAAGCAGCATGTGGCTCAACCGAAAGCTATTGCCAACAAAGTAAGGAAGTATAGAACATAATGGCTTGGTACACAGCAAACGATAATAAAATTTATAAAGGGCCGACTCACACATTGGGTGGTACAACTTACTCAGGGGCTACTCGAACTCCTTCTTCGCGGCGACTTATTGAAGGCCCAGACCCAAAGCCAACACCAAAGAAGAAGGCTGCTAAGAAGTGAGCTTTATAAATACGATTAAACAGGAAGACTTACAGCTTCTTCGTGGCATTGTACGCAAAGTGCATCTTAGTTATGTTGTAGAAAAGTTTGGTGCTAGCAGTGAGTTAGTTAGTGATGCGGCTTGCGATAAGCTGATTGAAAGCATTGCGCCCGAAATAGTTGAAGATATGATCCGATTTGGAGTCGATAAGGGTTATAGATGATAGACTTTAAGTACAAGCCTGACGGTGATGTACTCAAAACCTTTATGAAAGATGATACTTTCTTTCGTGGCATAAGAGGCCCCGTTGGTTCTGGTAAATCTGTTGGTTGCTGTGTTGAAGTATTTCGCCGCGCTATTCAGCAGAATAAAGGATCAGATGGATTACGCAAAAGCCGTTGGGCTATTATTCGTAATACCAATCCTCAGTTAAGAACTACTACTATTAAAACTTGGTTGGACTGGTTTCCAGAAAATGACTGGGGCAAGTTTACTTGGTCAGTGCCATACACCCATAGGATTCAAAAGGGAGATATAGATCTTGAGGTTCTTTTCTTGGCCCTTGATAGGCCCGAAGACGTTAAGAAACTTCTTTCTTTGGAACTCACAGGGATCTGGATTAACGAAGCGCGAGAAATTCCTAAGAGTATTATTGATGCCTGTACGATGCGTGTTGGTCGTTATCCTTCTATGCGTGATGGCGGTCCTTCTTGGACTGGCGTTATTGCCGATACCAACGCCCCTGAGGAAGATCACTGGTGGCCCATTATGTCTGGAGAAGTACCAATCCCAGATCATATACCGCGTGAGCAAGCTAAGATGTTGGTTAAACCAGACAACTGGTCTTTCTATACCCAGCCCTCTGGTATGGTTGAAAAGAAAACGGAAGATGGAGAAATAGAAGACTATGATCCAAACCCAAAGGCTGAAAACACAAAGAACATGCTTAAGAGCTACTATCCAAACCTCATTCGAGGAAAGACTAAATCATGGATAGATGTTTATGTGATGAACCGATTGGGTCATATACAAGACGGAAAGCCTGTTTATCCGATGTTTGCTTCAGAAGTTCACATAGCTCAAGAAGAAATACCCGTTGCTGCAAACATGCCAGTTTATGTTGGTGTGGATTTTGGTCTAACTCCTGCTGCGGTCTTTGGTCAAAAGGTAAGGGGAAGGTGGTTTCTACAGTCAGAAATTGTGGCGGTAGACATGGGCATCGTTCGTTTTGCCGAGGTTCTTAGAAACGAACTATCCACTAGGTTTGCTGCTGCCTCTGAGGTAATTATATACGGCGATCCTGCGGGTGATTTTAGAGCGCAGACTGATGAATCGACTCCTTTTCATATTCTGCGCGGTGCTGGCTTGAAGGCGTTTCCTGCGCCTTCCAACTCTGTTGACCTCCGACTAGAGTCGGTATCCTCCCAGTTGACGAAGATGGTCGAAGGTAAGCCAGCACTATTAATTGATAGGCGTTGCCCTCAGTTAATTAAGGGCTTTGAGGGCGGCTATGCGTATAAACGTATGGAGGTTAGCGGAGAAAGATACGCAGACAAACCAGACAAAAATATGTTTAGCCACGTTCATGATGCAGCGCAGTATTTGTTTCTAGGCGCTGGTGAGGGCAGAGCATTAATGAATAGCCAAAAACCAGCACGACCTGTGGTAGCAAAGCGTGACTTTGATGTCTTTAGCAGAGGCCCTAGACAAAGAAACAAACCAAGCTTATGGGCTAGACTGTAGTTTTTTGTGCATTGAGATTTATCTCTTTCTGTGCTTACGAGTAGAAAACGAAGGAGATTAATATGTGTTTTGGTGGTGGCCCTAGTAAGGCTGAGAAAGAAGCGGCAGCGGAACAGCGTATAGAAGCTGAAGAAGCTAAGTCTGAAGAAATTCAAAAGAGAGCTAAACAAAAGCGAGAAGATATTTCTACTGCATTAGAGCGCAAAACGGAAAGAAGTGGTATGCGCGGTGGCGCTGGACGCCGTTCTTTATTCCGCGCTGCTGGCGGTGGGTTCTTGGGTAGGTTTGGCTAATGGCTGATATAGCAAAGCAATATATTCAAAGTTATCAGAAGGCAAAAGCCTTTCGTGAAAACTGGGTTCCGTTATTTGAGGAATGCTATGAGTATGCTTTGCCTCAACGTGAGTCATTTTATTATGAAGAAGCTGGGCAGCGCAGGGATGATAAGATCTTTGACGAGACTGCTGTAGTTGGTGTTCAAGAGTTTGCCAGTCGTTTACAGTCTGGCTTAGTTCCTAACTTTGCGCGTTGGGCTGATCTTATGGCTGGCAGTGAAGTACCGCCAGATCAGCGTGAAGCTATAGATAATGAGCTTGATGAAGTAACTGAGTATGTATTCGAGGTTCTTCAGAACTCTAATTTCAGCCAAGAGGTTCATGAGTCATTTATGGATTTGGCTGTGGGTACTGGTGTCTTGTGCGTAGAAGAGGGGGATGCAATTAATCCTGTAAACTTCTCAGCAATTCCGCTCCCTCATGTGGTACTTGATACTGGTCCCGATGATAAGATCGACCACGTTTATCGTGAGCGAAAGAAGGTAAAGTTTGATCACCTTTCTATTATGTATCCTAAAGGAAACTTTGATCCAAAGGTAACTTCCTTAATGGGATCTGATAGAGAAACGACTGTGCTTGAGGTTGTTTGCCGCGACTACTCTAAGAAAAACGAAGAAGCTTACTTTCATTATGCAATCTGCATGACAACTAAGACTATGCTGTATGCTAAAGAAATGACTGGTCTTGGTTCTAATCCTTTTGTTTGTTTTCGTTGGGGTAAATGCGCTGGTGAGATTTACGGGCGCGGCCCACTGCTTAATGCATTATCTGCTATTAAGACCACTAATCTTACTATTGAGCTTATTCTTGAGAATGCACAGATGTCTATCTCTGGCATTTATCAAATGGAAGATGATGGCGTAATCAACCCTGACACGATTAATTTAGTACCCGGCTCAATCATACCGAAAGCTATGGGTTCTGCTGGCCTTCAGCCTATTAATGCTGCTGGTCGTTTTGATGTAGCACAGCTTGTTCTTAGTGACATGCGTTTAAATATTAAACGAGCATTG